GACTTGGAACTGGGAAAAAATCTTGAGCATGAAAAGCTTTTGCTAGAGGAGATGGAGCTAAGAATAAATCAGCGTGAAAGAGGTCTAAGGAAAAGAGGAATTGATGTAGAATCGAGAAGAATATATGATCCTTCATATCCACGTAATCCTTTACCTGAATTTATAAGAGACAGAGACAAAGCTAAGAAAAATATTGAAGCTCTTGAGGCAGGTGTTGCTCCTCCCGTAGACGAAACTATATTAGAAGATACTGATACTTCTAGCACTAAGACTGACTCAGATACCACTGTCATTGAAACCGCTCATTCCACGGAGACACTAAATGACTTAAAGGGAATAGCAAAAGAAGGGTTAGCAATAGGTTCCTCCACAGAGTCTGCTGATAAAATGGTATATGCGGACGGAACATTTAGGATTATTTTTGATGGGCCTGTAAGTGGTAAAAAAACAACAAGAGCATTTGCTCCCAAAGATATAACAATTAAAACATCTGAGGTAATAGAGCCCAAAAAAATAAAGCGCGTTGAGGTGGATGTAGACAACCTTCCTAGCCCTACTACAGATAATTTTCTTGATTACGCTAAAAAATATTTAAAGGATAAAGAGCCTGGACTTGATGTTTTAAATGCTAGTCCTTCTGAATGGGCTAGATTATATGATAAATATCCACGGTTAGAGCGAGAGCTAGACAAGCTTAATGAATCTGAATTAGCTAGCGAATTAGAAATAAATTCTAGTAATTATAAAGCAGTATTAGCTGATATATTTGGGAAGGATGTAGAAATTGTAGACAGGGTTGAAGACAAGACTAGCAATACCACTACTAAAGATGGTAAGGGTGCTGGGGAACAAGGAAAAGGTGCTCCCAAGGGCGCCAAACAAGGTGATAAGACCACAAGGGCAAGATCTGCATCCGCTGATGATGACGCTGAAACTACCATAAGGAAAGAAGATAAAGGTACAGCTGCTAGAACAGATCAAGCAACCACTACAACCAATAAAGGTACAAAAGTTAGCGATGCAATATCTGATTTTGAAGTTGATGATGCAGCCGATACTGCTGCTCAAGGGCAAACTGGTGCAAGCGCTACAGTCAGTGGTGAAACTGCTGACATTTCAACTGACGACATTACCACCACTGAAGCTTTCGATCCGACTAACACGTCTATTGATGCTGACACTATTGAGGTAGCTCCTACTGAGCCAGTAAGACTAGCTTATGAAGAAACAACTGTCAATTCTCAAGGTGTTCCTGTTAGAATATATAAAAATCCAGAAAACCCTGAAATTAATATTGTTGAATCAGAAGGTGTTATTCTTAAAAGATTAAAGGATAGAAAGAAAGCTGTAACCTATGCTAACAATCTAACTAGGACAGCGGTTGAAATGAGAGGACCTAAAGCAAAGGCCGCTCCTAAAGTCAGACCAGAAGGTAAGGTATATAAAGGACCTCAAGGAGTCCTTACTGATGGTGTATACAAGTTTATGTCTAGCAATAAACCATTCAAAAATACTCTTGGTAAGATGCGACTTAACCAAGCAGAAAGTTTTGGTATAGATACTGATGTAGTTACAACTGAAGAGCAGTTGTATGATGAGCTTATTACTATCATAGATAAAATGAAGCCAGCTGAAGCGCCATCAGCTGACATAGCGAAGGAAGTTCAGAAGAAAGCTGAAAAGATTGTTCCAGAGACTCCTGTTCAAAAGATTGCTAGGAAGCAAACAGAGCGCAGGGTTATGGAAAACGCTGTAATGGTTCAGGAAAATTTGACTCCTGAAGAAATTGATAGCATTAACCAAGCTGAAGAAAACAGAATAAGGGAGGCTCAATCAATTGGACTTATGGAAGACGTTGATGCTGACATTAAAGCAAAAATTGCAGCAGAAGAAGCAGCTTCAGAGGCAGACAGATTAAGACTAAAGCTAGAGCGAGAGTCAAAACAGGTTAGCTTTGAAACAATAGATAATATGGAGATTGCTGATTTTTTACAGTTAGCCAATACTCCTAGAAAACCTGGCTGGAGCAAAAAACAATTAGTTGAAATTGCTAACAACATTCAAGTAAACGATCCAGCTGTTACATTTAATACTAAAAAGAATAGGGCTGATCTTGCGGTAGATCTTATTGGATGGAAGGAGGGGTCTGTATCTACTGTAGATCCGGACGTTTTAGACCCAGACTTTGTAGATAATGTAAATTATAGCGGTGATGTCCATACAACATTTAATGATGATTCCGATCCTTCATATGGATTTGATAATAAAGCAGTTGAAACAAGTAGTGTTAAGCCTTCCAGTGAAGAAGTATTGAACATTGAAAGATCTCTTGACAATAATCTTAGTGCAATGTTTAGTAGATCTAAGGCTAAAGAATTAAAAAATATTAAGTTTATTAATTTTATAACTTCATCTGAAGCTAAAAGATTAGGCATTGAAGATGATGTTATAGCTAGCTATGGATCTGGAGATGTTAAGGTTTACTTTATACCAGAAAGAATTGCAGCATACGCTAAGTCGCAGAACAAAGATGTAGACAAACTTACTCGATCATTAATTATGCATGAGGTGGGTGTTCACGCAGGAAAGAATATCTTTAGTGGTCAAGAGTTTGATTTGGTAATGGATCAAGTTGTTAAACTGTACGATCAAAAAGACCCAGAATTTGTTAACGCATTTAACGTTGTTAAAAAAACTTACCCAAAACTTCAGTTATTTGAAAGAAGGTTTAATGAAGAAGTTCTTGCTCATGTTATAGAGTCTAAAGCTTATAACCTAGAAACAATTAATAAATCATTGTTTGATAAGCTAAAGACTGCATTCCAGAAATTCTTTGAAAAATTATTCTATACTGTTAGTGAGGATAAGACCAGAGTAGATAACCTTACTCCAGATGTAACAGCTGATGATATGTTTAATCTTATTTCTGGTTACTCAATGAGGAATGTTTATTCTTACGCATTGAAGAGGCATGGTGATAGCAAGAACTTTTCTAATGTAAGAACAAGGAATAGAGATAACTTTGTTAAAGATTCTGTAGTTAAATCTCCTATGTTTCACGCAGGACATTATAATTTTTCAGCACCCGTTCTAGATAAAACTGAGCTTGGCCTTCATGTTGGAACCGAGAACGCAGCTCTCGAAAGAGTTGCTGGAGATAGACAGAAGCTTAAGAAAGGATATATTAATATACAAAATCCTTTTGAGTTTAACGATGCAGGATACTTTGGATCACCAAAAGCATTTCAAGTTGAGCTAGGCAAAAGAGCGGGATTAGTATCAGATGAAAAAGATTTAAAAGAATACAGGGAACTTTTCAGCATTGCTGCTGGATGGGAAATTGCTATATCTAAAATTAAAGAACCATCTGCTAATGCACCTTTACTAGACATACACCTAGAGCGAGTTAAATATGCTCAAGATAAGGATAAAGCTCAAAGAGGCTTTATGGAAGATATTAGAAATGCTCTGATATCTTTTGGGTACGATTCAATTGCTTATACAAATACACAAGAAGATGTTGGATCCATTAGCTATATCCTTCTTAAGGATAACCAGTTTAAAGATGTTGATTCTTTAATGTTCCGATCAGGAACCAATGTGTTTATGGATAAGAGGGTTGTAGAAGAGTCTCCAGAGCAGGCTGTTGAGCAGTCTAGAAAGATTGAATCCATAGCAGGGCCTCAAGTAACGAACACACGAAAAGCTCAAGGCAAAATGTTTAGTGTTCTTAAGACCATGCAGAGAGCCATTGAACCATTGATGACTGTTCAAGGATACAGTGAGCTAGAGACTGCACGTATGCTAGCAAAGGGTGAGGTATCTAAAGCTCACAATACTGGAAGGGTTCTATTTGATACACTATATCAAGCCAACAAGAAAGAGCAGAGAGAAATTCTTAAGTACTTTGAAACAAAAGATGCGTCTCCTGACAATCTTCCAGACAGGAAGGTAAGTGTAGCTATGCAACCCACAGTTGCAAGGGGAACAAGATCGAATGCAAGGACTGCAGAGCGGGTATCAATTAAAGATTCTGTAATTCAAGCTAAGAAACAAATTGAAAAACTTGGGCAAGATCTAGTAGATATGGGTCTTATTACTCCAGAGCAGTATAACAAGTTAAAAGGATCGTACCTTCCAAGAACCTATCTTGAATATCTTGGTAAAGATAGAATGGGAATTGGACTTGGCACAAGTAAACTAAACTATACTAAAGCTAGGACTTCTACTGATACATTCTTAAGGGATGTTATGGATGGTAGGATAAAAGATCCAGGATTCTTAGCAGCTAGATACATTTCAATGGCGGGTGCTGATATAGCAACGATAAAGTATCTTGACTTTATAGCTGCTGATACAGGTCAGAATGGTTGGGTTCTTCCTAATCAGATTGTTAACTTCGAGGGCATGAAAGGTACTGTTGGTTTTTGGAATGAAAGGCTAGATGGTATCAGAAGGAATGCAGCTCAGATGGAGTCACTCAATCCATCGCAAGCAAAAGAAATGAATGCGTTTGCTAGCAAACTTCAAAGAGCAATAGATGCTGTTGGAACTATACCTGCTGCTCAAGGATACAAACGTATACCAGACAGTGCAAGGTATGGAGCGATGCGTGGCTTGTATGTTAAGAAAGAAATTGCTAACGATATCATGAGTCAGGAATCATTGTATACAAATAATGAATTCTTAAACTCAGTTCTTAACGTATCATCAAAAGCTACCAAAGTATTTAAGTATACTAAAGTTCCAATGAACATTCCTACTCAGGCACGTAACGTTATATCTAACATTGTGCTTATGGATACATCTGGAACTAACTTCTTTAAGATACCTGGACTGCTTAACAGAGCAATACAAGACATAGTATCTAATGGAAAGTACATGGAGTTAGCTAGGAAGTATGGTATTGAATCAACGACATTTGCTTCAGAAGAACTTGTCACTATGGACAAAGAGCTTCAGAAAATAAAGTCTCAGGATAAAGGTTGGGGTGGCTTGTGGGCAAGAAGTCAGGTATTCTTTAACGATTACCTAGACGTTGGTGGTCGTGCCTATCAAAAGACAGAGGTGATGTTTAAGATTGCCAAGATGATTGACCTTATGGAAAATCATGGCAAGTCTGAGGCTGAAGCAGCCAAGCTAGCAAACGAAGCATTGCTTGACTATAGTAATGTATCGCAAGGTGTAAGGGTTATTAGATCTATGCCTCTTGGTTCTCCGTTTATTACGTTTAACCTTAAAGCGGGTGCTCAGATGATTCGCAATATTAGGAATCATCCTATTGCTGTTGCCAAGTATGCAGCTATACCTTACATTGTTTCTCAGATGCTTCTTGAGAATAACGATGACATTGAAGAAGAAGATATTCCCGCAATGCAGAAGCTTGTTGCTGACTACATGGAAGGTAACATGACTACAATGATTCTTCCTTGGAAGGATGAACAGGGTAGGCTTAGAGTTTTTGATATGGGATACTTCTTGCCGTGGGGTGCACATTTAAGCATGGCAAAGAATCTTATGGAGGGTGAGTTTGGTGAGGCTGCTAAGACTCCAGGGTTCTTTGGAGGACCTTTCGAGCTTGTGGCTGGAATGAAAACTAATACAGATCCATTTACTGGACAAAGCATTTGGAGCGAAGCTGATCCTCCGATGCAACAGTATCAAGATATACTAGGCTTTCTTGTAAGCTACGCTACTCCACCTATGATTATGCCTAGAAATAAATCAGGTGATGTCATAGGTAATGGAGGGCAGATAGTTAAAACTCTTATGGCTGCTGGATGGATGGATGGTAATACAGATGCCGATGGTCTGCCAAAAAATACTGTTGGAAGTTCTATTCTTTCTTGGATGGGAATTAATACTGCTGCTTTGACTGCTGAAACAGCAGGTAGAAAGGTTTACTTTAAAGGTAAGGATGTTGATAAGATCATGCAGAGATTAATAAAACTTATTGATGACCCTAATGTAAAAGAAGATCAACGAGAAAGACTTATAGAAGAGTACAGAATGCACCAAGCAAATGCAATAGAAAAATACCGTGAGTATGCTGATGCATATAGACAGGTAGAAGATGTCCTCTAGTCTTTATGTTGAAGTTGAATGGGTAGATATAATATCTACATCTGGGTGGGAAAAGTCTGATGAAATAAAGACCCCCATCTTTTGGTCTTATGGATATTTAATTAACCACGATGATGAAGAGGTTCGTATAGCTACGACCAAAGATGAGGATGGTGAATGGTATGGGTTTACTATCATGCCCATAGGTTGTGTTAGAAAAATAACCCCCCTGGGGAAGGGGGGCTATTCAAATCAAACGAATAACATAATTAGACAGGCAGAGAAAAACACATAGCTTCCGTACCAGCCAAGCATATAAATTAAATCTCTTGCCATCTTTGATTCCATTTCTTAACGGCGGATTCTTTTTGAGAGTCTACCTTTGGGTGAAAGCTTAAGAACAAAGAGCACTTGGTACATCCAACTAAGAACTTACCAATCATTGCTTTTGCTCCACAGAATGGACAATGTTTTAAACTCATAAGTATTCCCGTAGTAGTTTGCGTTGAGTTACAGCGTTTATTTCATCGTAGTATCCCTCCCCATCTAGTCCGTTTAAACTAACAACCCCCCTCCACCAAGTGTACTCTGTATCCCTGCACCAACTCTCTGAGTAGTGAGGGTGAGAGAAACATCCTGCGCTTAATCCAAATATCTTTTGACCATCAGGTCTAGTTTGTTCTGCATGATTATACAAGTGTGAATGTCCTTGCACCGCTGAGCAGTGC